AGGCGACTCCCACGCGGCGACTTCGACGCGTACTTGGCAGAGTTCGGATGTGCGAATGTCGAGTTTCTGGTATAGGATACCCATTTTATTTTACCTCGATTGTTGCGGAAAAGTAGTGCCCGGCACTATCGCCGGGCACCAATACTACTTACTGCTTAGACACCTATCAGTGATGCCTCGACCTGTTGGACTGTCCACACGTCGGCTGCGCCGGTCGTGATGTTCAGGCCAATGTAAAGCTCCTGCCCGTCATTGTCGAACCCGGACGAAACTGTTACGACGTTGCCAGCCGGCAGGGTTGAAAACCCTGTGGCGAGCAGGTTATGGGTAAGGTTGAATTTACCAACAACTACGCCTGTGAGGCCAACTGAGCGTACGGTGGCTTCGATGACAACCCGTGCCACGTCAACTGCCGCTGTTCCGGCAATCTTGGTGAAAGACACACGAGCTGTGTCGTTAACGTCGCCGTCAGTACCGAAAGCGATGTCAAACACGGCTGATGCCGTACCGGCTGCTGTCTTCGTTAAGTCCAAGACAAACCGAATCTTGGCGCCGACTTTCAGGCCGCTCGCTGGTATGAGCAACTGTGAGCCGTCAACGAAGTCCCGAGCTGCGGTCGCGATGACCTGTGCAGCTACGGAAAAGTTACGCACTTCCAAGCCGCCACCGGGGTTAATCTCCGACTTCAAGCCGGGGAGTTTGGTTGGTTCTGAAAAAGTTCCCATTTGAATATCCTCTGTGTTGAAGTGGAAAGATTACGAGCCAGTGACAGTCAGAACAGCGTGCGCTCTGCGCTTGCCGGTCGTCAGTGCTGCTCGTGCAGTGGTTGCCCAGTAGTTGACGTACCTGTCATACACACGGGGCGGGCGTCGTGAAACCATCCAGTGTCCCTTGATCGGGCGCAACTGTAGGAATCGCGTGTTGATGAAATAGCATCTGCTATCCCATTGCTGCGTCGGAGAGTCGGCTGCTTCCAGAACGTCAAAGACTGGGTCCCAGATTATTTCGACACCCTTGAAGAACAGGCCGGTCTTCGTACCGTTACCGATACCACCGTCAAGCTCTACGCCACCGGGGCCAGACTGTTGTACTTGACGCACAACACCGCCAGTCGCGCCGGCAGTAATCATAGCTTTCCGATACGCTTGGATGAACACGTCACCAGCGAGCAGGAAGTTAGGAGCTTGTCCACCATACCGGATGCACTCACGCCATTGAATTTCCATCTGTTCGATCAGGTTCGCGATGGTAATGTTCAGGCTGACTGCGTTCTGCCAGTAAGTTTTCACAGACGGGTCAATGCCACCAACTACACCCGTTGTCGGGTCAATGGCGATCAGAGAGTCAAGACCAGCGATGTCCGTGCTGGAAGCTGTACCGTCTCGGTGAAGTTGAAGATCGAAGCCCTCTTGGAATCCAAGTTTCAGCGTTTCCATATTCTCAGAGAGAAGGTTGGTGAGCTGAACTTTTTCGGAACCGGAAGGTTTCGCGCCACGGTCGTCAGTCATAGTGATACCGTTCTGAACGAGTTCATCTTCGTTCAAACCGAAACCATCATGGAACGCACCGTAAGCGTACTTGGCTTGGTTCAGGCTGCGCTTACGGTTGTAAGAAACCTGACTGTCACCAAAGAAACTTCCGAAGTTGGAGTCGTTTGCTTCGCGAATCTGCTCGACAACGTACTGAAGGCCACCAGCGTATTCTTTGCGGGCGCCAACGAGTTTCTCGAACAGCGGACGAGCCGTATTGATCTGGTCAATAGGATCGTTCTTCAGGTAAAAGTCGATTGCGGCCTTACCTGCATAGGCCAATTGCTCGGCGTTAAATGGCATGATTGAATCCTCTTAGTTAACAAAACAATATGTCGTTTGCCCTAAGCCCTGCGATGCCAGATTACGCAGTTGCCGGAAGCGATGCCCGGCTACGCCATTTGTGATCTTAGGCTGACCACGAGCGGGATTATACGAAAGTGCCGGGCTAACTGTCAAGTCCGGGGCGGCTACCTGTCTTTTGGGTACTCAGGCGAGCCGTAGAGCTTGATTCTCATGAACCTTTCTTCACTGTGCGTTCTCTTGCAGTGACCCTTATCCCAGTGCATGAAGTCAATGACTGGTGCGGCGTACCGTGCAAATGTGTTCTTGCGGTTGTATTTCTCTATCGTGAGCCAGCGGCCAAGCAAGCCTGAAACTGTCTCGCGCGCCCGCGCGTGCGGAAAAAAGAGTAGCGCGCATATGAGCATGTTGACCGCTAGGTAAACCGGGCAGACTATCCTCGCTACTGTCTCCCAGACTATTTTTAACTTGACCACCGCTCACCCTTTATTGCTGCCGGTGACGACTCAGCCATCGACCTGTGCTTCACTTTGTAGCGGCGCAGTATCAGACGAAACGCATCCTCTGGTATCAGTTTGTAGTGATCGTAAAGCCAGACCAAAATGCCAACCATTTCTTTGCCGTGATCTGGCAGGTTCATGCCGAATGTCTGATCGCAAATTACGTGCGCCAACTCGTGCAGAATCAAGCACGGGTTCATCGCGTACCTTTCCGGGTTGACACTGAGCGTCACTTTTAACAGCTCATGCGTGTCAGGATCGTAGTCCACGTCATAGCGCCCGTGATCGACAGTCGGCAGTTCTTTCCGCATGACGCGCAGCGTTATCGGTACGAGAGCGTACTGCTTGCGCACTCTCTTAATAAGCCGCACCGTTTGCTTCCGCGTCATTTGCGCGCGAAAGAACGGTTTGGACGAGATACTACGCTCGGCTTGGTAAAGCGGTTCGCGTTGCGGGTCAGTCGGATACCGTCTGAGTTTCCTTACTACAGACATGACGAGGATCAGTCGTCGATGCTGCCGCCAAGTGACAGTTCAATTGCTTCTGCCATCGTGGTCGGTTCTTTTGCGCCCTCGCCTGCTGGTGCCTTCGGTCGTAACGGTGTCGGAACTTTTGGCTTTGGTAACACGGCTGGCTTTTTGACGACCACCAACTTGTCATACGCTTCCTCGAACGTGGATTTCCACAGCGACGGGTGAACGGTTCGCATCACTGAGCGTAACGCAGGAACCAAAATGGCTTTCTTTTCCAACCACTGTGGATCGTCCTTGGCTTTCGCTTGCTCATAGACTGCCAGCTCCCCTTTAGCATCGACGATAGCCTGCTCGATGTCGTTTTGAGCCGCTGCATCTGCATTGCCTGTTTCCGTACGCAAGGCGTTAGCTTTTTCGCGCCCGCGTATAGTTGCAATTTCGATAGCACGGTCGCCGGTAAGCGTGCCCGCCTCTACCTCTGCTTGCAAGTCCGAATGAGCTGCCAACGGGTCCTCGCCGACAAGAGGTTCGCCCAGTTTAGCGGCCATCGTAGCCAGTTCAGTTTGCATGACTTTGTACGCCGCACGTTGATCGACTTCGTTGTCACTGTTGAACAACTTCATGAAGCCAAGCACTTGACCGTACTGCTCGCCCGACGTGCCTGTTTCAGTCACCATCGTAATCATTTCATCGAGTTCAGTCGTGCGCTCGGTGACGGCTGCCTCGGCAACCTTAGTGCGGTCAGCTAGTGACCGAATGCGTTCCTGAGTCTTCTCTGCAAGTTCTTTCGGAATGGGGTCATTGACATGGTCAGGTCCCGCATCCTTTGGAGCAGGGTCTTTGGGTGTAGCACCGTCCGCGTCTGCTGGTTTATCTCCCCCCGGTAAATCTTCCTTGTCGCCATCAGGCTTCGGAGTATCACCCTCGCCGTCAGGCGACTCGTCGGGCTTGGGCGTGTCGTCGCCGCCATCGTCCGGGGGAGTTTCTTTGTCCGCATCTGGGGTTTCTTCAGTCGGTGTAACAACATCGTCGTCTCCTGTGGGTGCGTCGCCGTCCGCGCTCGTGTCGAGGCCGACAGTCTGTTCATCAATGGCGTCACTTACCGCGTCGAATATATCCGGCTCCGGTGGCGTGTCGTCGTCTTCGATAGTTGTGTCATCGACAACTAATGCGTCTTTCTCAGTCTTATCGACCATGTTATTTCTCCTGTGATTTTATTTTTATGCTGTAGGTGTTCCAGTTGGTGCTTGCTGCCCCGCTGCTTGTGGAGTGGCTTGCCCGCCAGTGTCGCCCATCGGAACTGCTCCGGTAGGTGTGGCCGCAAGTTTCGGCAAGAAGCGATCCAAGTTTGTTCGGTCGCCCATGCGCTGCAGCGTTTCCTCAAGCAGCTCAGTGAGCGCTTCGGCGAGCGGTATGTTGCCAGTCGCTTGCGCCTGTTGAATGATAACCATAGTCTCGCGTATCAACGGCATGACCACTGACCACGACTGACGTTCCTGTTCCTTATTCGGGGCGCCTGTCGAGCCTGCCTCGATGTCGAGATTGATCTGTGTGACGACATCCTCGAAATCCAACCCTTCAGGCCAGAATGCAAGGTCGCCTGCGATCTTCGCGACGTACTCGTACGGCAGCGCTTGGATAGCCAGCTCGGCTGTGTACTGTGCCAAGTCTGTGAGCATGTCTTCCTGCGTGTCGCGATCCGCGCCCGTGCGTGAAGCAAAACCTGCTTGCTCAATGTTCGCTTCGGTGGCAGTTTTCTGCCCGCCGCTTTGGCGCAGTGCTTCTTGAACGCCGCTGATAGTTTCCATGTCACGAACCGTTTGTGACGTGTCATAAATCCTGGGATCGTATTTACCAACTGGCTTCTCAGCGAACGCATCCGAGAGTTTGCCCCCGGCTATCGGCTGTATGCCGACGTACTCTTGCTCGACTGCGCCTTCGATCTTAACGATGTCGTCCGGTGAAATCACACCTGCATCAAAAATAGTGCCCGGTATCGACCGGCTACGCGCAAGGCGCCCGGCTGATCGTGTGCTTGCATATTCGTCTTGCAGCTTATCCAGTCTGCCGGACAACGACTGCGGGTGACGGTCGCCGTCAACCTCAAACAGCGCGATCAGAAAGTATGGATAAAAACGTGTAGTGGCGTGCGGTGGCTGGTAAGGTTCGCGTGCCCACCGCTTCACACCATCGGTGATTGTCTTAATGTGACCGTCGCGTTTGTCCCAGAATTCGATCACTCGAACGAACGGAATTTCATCACCGCTTGTCTCTGTTGACTGCGTAAACTTTTCAGCGTGGTCAGCCGTTATCTGGCCCGCAATCGCACCGGGCTCGTCGTTAACTTTACGCTGGTAATATATCTTTGCGTCTCGCATGTCGTCTGCTGTCAGACGCGGGAACATCCCGCGAACGTCATCCTTCTCGACGAACATCTGGTTGGCTAACCAATTTGCGTTGAGGTAATCGCTCAGTTCAGAAACATCGAGGCTGACTTGTACGTCTTCGCCCCGAACAAAATCAAGTGCCAACCCTCGTCTGATAATTACTTCGAGCTTATTTGTTAAGCTCTCGGTGAGCAGTTCTGCTGCCTGCACCTTCACGTCCATTTCGTCTTCTGTCAGCCCTTCGTCTTCCTTGATTTCTTTCCGGGTTGCCAGCAGGCGGGCCATGTTATCTTGCGCGTCGTTCAAATCTTTCTCGACAATTGGATCGTTCTTCGACTGCGTCACCATGATACTTTTGATCCAGCCGGGGCCAATTGACAGGCTCGAACGTAATGCTTTACGCACAGCTTTTTTCAGCTTCGCGTCTTTCCACAAACGACGAATCACAATTCTCATTGTGTCTGCAAAAAGCTCTGCGTCTTCATCTGGGGTTCTTCCGACTTGCTCGCCGGGCTGTGCGCTGATGTCTGGGTCTTTGGCGAACAGGAAGCTGACGAGAATGTCGATGAACGTGCCAATCATGTTCGCATCGACGGCCCACTCCGGGTTAGCTTTGCCAGCGGCGTACAGTCGATCTTGTGCGTACGCCTTGCGCGCGTCTTTGTCAAAAGTTCGCGCAGTGTTGTACGATTTTAAGATCGCCTTAATTGCCTTGGCTTCTTGGGCGTTAGCTTTTTTCTGTTCGGGGGTCAGTTCGTCAGTCATGTAATTGTCTCCAAGATCGGGCGTATTCTATCAGAATTCTCATCTGTATCGTACCCCCGACTTTTGCGCCGCTTCGTCGTACTCAAGCCATTCCGCTGTGAACGGCTTAATGCCTTGTTTCTTGACGACTGTTTCAATTCTCACATCGCGGAACTGATCTATCGCCCGGCCAATCAAGCCCGCCACGTCCGCTTTATCGTCGTACTTGCCACCTGAATTCATAGTCGCAAGTTGGTCAACCAGATCGTGTGCCCACGGCTCGTCGGGCAGCCAAACATGTCCGGCGTTCAGTCGTGAAACGAACGCCGCGACCTTCGCACGTTTGTCTTTCATGCTCGGCAGTGCGCGTACATCAACGTACACTTTGCGCTCTTTCATCATTTTGTTTATCAGCGGGCGCACAGCTTTGTCGATGATGCCGCCTTCGTTAAACCACATGCGAATCAAGTTGGGCTTGACACCGACAACCATGTCGAGCATCGCGTCAACTGAAACGTCCGGCGTCTTCTGTCCAGTCCATGAGCGCAAGCCCCACAGATCGCCGCCACCGTCCTGACCCCAAATTTGATGCTCCGAAAAGTCACCACCTTTATCTGTGACCGCGTAATCCGACGCACCATACAGTGCGAGGTTTTCCATCGGTGGCGCTTCGTTCTTTTTGTACCAGTTGATTTTTGTACGGTCGATGTCGCCGGCTTCTTCTGGTGCAGGACGTTGCTGATACAGAGACGCCCATACGCGGCGACCTTCTCGGCCCGCTGCGTTTTCAAAAATTTGCCAGTGTCGTTCGGGGAAAAACTCAGGCCACAAGTATTCGCCGATTTCACGACCGAGCGCGTCGTCTGCACGTTCTGCTTTGGCGGGAATGTTCAGGACGTACCACACCATGCCGTCGCGACATTTGATGTAGCCAGACTCACCAGCGTAGTCTTCTGGAAGAATGCAGCCGGCTAAATCTTGTTGGTTCCATCGTGTCATGATGAGCATGACCCACGCGCCCGGAAGCAGTCGGGTGAGCACGTCATCTTGATAGCCGTCGAGAGTTTTTTGTCGTGTCGTCGGCGAGTCGGCTTCCTCGCGCCCGGCGACCGGGTCATCAATTGTTACGCCTGACGCTCTGTTACCTGTGATGCCGGCCATGATGCCAGCGGCCATGTATTCGCTTTCGTTAGTGAGCGACCAATCGTCAGTCGCGTCGCGTACCATACTAATAGGAGTGTCCCAAATTTGACTGTACTTGTCAGACTTGCAAAGTTGGATGCACTTACGCGATTGCTTCTTTGCAATCTTATCTGCGTAGCTCGCAGTAATCAATCTTGACTTTGCTTTTCGCCCCATTTCCCACGCGGACGCCACGACTGTCAGTAACGACGACTTCGCGCTGCCGGGCGGGAGAAAGAACATCGCGCGCCCGAACGGAGTGTTCATCGTGTCCTGCGCGGCTTCCAAGATGAGCGCGTGATGGAGTGTCATCAGATCGCGCGCTGGTCCGAGCAAGTCTTCATCCGGGCACAGCGCGTCCATCGGAGCGCCGGGTATGTCTATGTTGAGTGCGAACGAATGGAGAGACTGCTGCGAGCGTTTACGCTTCAGCAATTCGATGGCGGCTTCTTCTTCAGTGAACGCTTGTACTCGCGCCATCTGAACTTCTCCGTGTTATGACGTTGGGAAGACTTGAGTAGGTGGTGTGAAGTTCGCTGTGTAGCGAGCAACACCCTTAGTTATGCGTAACTGACCTATGTTGCCAAGCAAGCCTAGTGAACCCGGAGTTCTCGGCCATGTTGCTACGAATAAATCTATCGCGCTGCCAGAGTAATCAGATGTGTCAGTAATTTCGGCGACTTTTACGCCGTTAAGGAACATCCGTGTTGTTGTTCCAGAACGGGATATTGCCATGTGTAGCCAGTCAAGGACGACGGTCAAGCCATGTGTGTAATCTATTAAAACATTAGTCTCGTTCGACCACCTAAAGCTATCGGTGCTGCTTATATGGAATTGCCATCCCACATCTACCCCGTCGTCGTTACCAATGATAACCTGATTGCTTCCGTAGTTGTTGGTTTGAAACGCAAACTCTACCGTGAAGTCCCCAGTGCCAAAGTCCCAATCAGCGCTATCGGCGAACTTGAGATAGCCGTCAGAGCCACCACCTGTATTACGCAATGTGTTTTGCAGAAGGTACTGTACGTCATCGGCAATAACGCAGTCAGCACCAACCCATATATCTGTGTGGCCTGAGTCTGACAAATCAGTCGTGTTTTGGCTTTCGCCAGCTCCCTCAAAATCCAGTAGCAGAACTACGCTTGAGAAGTCAGGGTCTATCGGATTTGTTGTTGGCCCTTGCAGTGGATAGAATACGGAGGGGGGAGTGAAGCCCGCATCGTAGCGGCCAACACCTTTAGTGATACGTACGGCGCCTATGTTGCCATCAAGGGGTCTAAGTGCATCGTTCCGAAGTGCGCCTATGACCACTGGCAGTATTCCGCCACGGAAGTTCAAAGTATTCGCGGCACCTGTTCCTAACTCGACACCGTCAACAAACAGATATATAACATCGGCTTTGCGTGATACGGCGATGTGATACCAAGTATCATTAGTCGGAGTCCATGACTCAGACCTGATAGCGCCCGCTTCACCATATCCGAATTCTAAAAGATCAAGGTCGCCGTCAAGCTGTACATAGAATCCACCGGGGGCGTCGCCAAAGTGAGTGACAAGTCCACGGAAGCCTGTACTAGCCGAGAAGTACACATGAAACTCAACGGTGAAATCTCCCAGTTCAAAATCCCAGTCAGCGGAATCAGCTACCGTAATAATGTCTCCGGTGCCATCAAAGAGGCCAGAGTTTGTCTCTAGCACTTGGAGGTCAGTATCAACCTGTGCGTCAGCAACAAAAGTCTCGACATGCCCTCTGCCGGACAAGTCTGTGATGTTGGTAGCGGCGTCAGCACCAGCGAAGTCGTATAGCAATACGACGTTGTCGAAGAATTCATCAATCAGTGGCACAGCGCCACTTGCGCGTACGTCGCGTGCGCGCAGAGCGCCGCGCAGTGATAGCATTCGTCGTGCCATGATTAAACCAGTTGCTCGGCCTGAATGAACCCGGCTGCTGAAACCTGAATGTACGCGATGTCTGTCGCGAGCACGCCGGCAGGGCTTGGCACTTCGATAATCTGAACGCCGGCCATGAACAGCTTGCTGGCTGACTCGTCATTGCCAATGGTAGTTGTGGCGTCAACAGAGTCAGTGCCAAACCTGATGTAGCAGTCTGCCGTCGCTGAAAGTTCGATGAGCTTGGCACCTACTGGAAGGGCTATTCGGTCAGTCGTACCGTCAACATCGTCGCCGACGCGCAGTGTGCCGGTCTTTATTTGGAGAGCTGAACGTCGAACAAAAACGAATTCGCCGTCGCCTGTGGCTTTATCTAACATTGTGTGATCCTCGGACAGTCAAAAGATATAATTCCGTATCGCCCGGCGATAATACGCTTTACCGGCCATATCTGTCAACCCACCTGTTTTGGTGCGACAAGTTTTCGTACGGTGCTCTTGGGCGCGTGCGGTCGCGTGGCTTCTACTCGCCAACCCTCGCGTATAAGGGCAAGCTCAAAAGCTCCCCGGTAGTTGCCAATGAAATGTATCACGGTTGCCATTCAGGATTCTTTTCGCAGCGCACGTTTAAGAAGTGTCGCCGTACCGTGACCAGCTCGTCGAGTTTCCGCGCAGTCCGCAGACAGATCGTCAGCGATGGCATTTCCTGACTCATTTCTTTGACCATCCAATTCCGATTTACGTCAGATGTCATCAGCAAGTAGAGCAGCACGTATTCCATTAGATGAAATAGGGTGCAATCGCGGCTGTGATAAATGCCGCGACAAGTGCTCCGACAAACACGCCCCACATGAACGCATTAACGATGTCGTGCCCGTCGTAGTACAAACCGTTGTCGTCGTATTCTTTTTCCATTAGATTAACCCCGCATATTTGTCTGCTTCGTCCAGTTCCTCACACTCGCCGTCGATGGAGCCTTCCTTACGTGCGCGCAAAACCATATCCTGTAAATCGCGGATTGACAGATCACCAAGATCACCCGTGGTGCTGCCCGGCGAGACTACTGCCTCGACACGCGAAAGTTTCGGCACGCTGAATTCCAACATGCGCAGTAT